TGCTTATAAGTTCCCGATATTAGTTTTCCTGTTAAATCTGTCATATCAAATCCCAAGCTCTATTGGCATCATCGTACTTTGTTGTATGCCTTGTTTCTTCTAAAGTAGTAGGATCAACTGTAATCCAACTGTTCTGTACATTCCATAGTGTTCCCCTACCACCATCATCAGGTCTAGGATTACGAATAGCAGGATTATCTTTTACATTTGGTACTTTATTTTGAGGATGATTTTTTAAATCATACTGTCCTTCAAAGTCTTGAGGACATACCAATAACCCATAACTATTTAACCTCATTACTCTATGTGGATAAACAAATCCACACATATCACATACGGCTAATGCATTCTTTTGTGTAGCCATTAATTATAAAATGTTAGTCTAGGTATAAGATAGATACTGGATGTTTCTCTATCCTCTTGTAAAGCCCTTCCTAACACTTCCTCATAGTTAGTCTTTAACATAGCAATCTTTGTGTCTGGTACTAATGGTCTTTTCATAGACATATAGTAAGCCAGCCCACAAGTAAGAGCAGGTAAAAATCTTTTAGGAGCATCTGCATTTTGTGTAGCAGATTTATTTACATCCTGTAGTTCTTTAACTATCTCTAGTTTTAAAGTATCTGTAGAGTTCTCTGGTATAGGCCAGACAGATAATGTTGGATTATCCCTTCCTCTACGAATAGTATATTGATTAGGTTTACCTGTTTGTGTCTTTGCAGGTATAAGCATATATTCTTCTGGAGTAATACGAGTAAGTTTTACATCTGTATCAGACCTACTAATTACAACCTCAAGAGCATTAATAGTGCTGCTATCAAGATCGTAGCTAGTTACTGAAGTTGTAAGAGTAAAAGAAGATGTACTTGTAGACCAGAGAAGAACTCCTCTATTCTGCCAATCCTTCAGCATTAGATTAATAGAACGTCTAGCTGAAGCAGCTTCATTTGCAAGAGTACTCTCACCCCCTATCATTTCAGAGGCTTCTTGAATTACTTCATCTATATCTAGATTAAAGTTATATGTTCCTGATACTGCCATTATGTTCTATACCCTTTTATTACTGATTTTCTTCTTCTTCTATGCACTCTTTACATTTACAGTTTTGACAAACTACTATAGCTCTCTCATTAGGGTCAACGAACTTTTTTAAAGTTCTACCACAATGACACTCATGACCACAGTTGCCACAGTTGCCCATAAATTATTTTCCAACTTTTTTCATAGCAGCTTTATGTGCTGCCCCAAAAGTTTTACCTGCTTTCATTTCCTTTCTCATAAAAGCCATATGTTTTGGTGTATGATGTTTAGAATGTTTCTTCAAAGTATCTTTCTGTCTTTGAGTTAAAGATCCTCCCTTTTTCATTTTAATTGGGGGTCTTCCTCTTTTACTTCCATATGTTCCTTTTCCGTATGGCATTAACATCTCCATCTCTTTCTAGCTTGTCTTAATCTGCTATTTGGATTCTTAGCAGCCTTTGGAAACTTCTTCATTTGACCTGCTGATCTAGCACAATATGATTTACGTCTAGATGCTCTCTTACCTGTAGGTTTCTTTTCAGTTACAGCAGTCTGTAATTTAGATCCGGGGTTTTGTCTACGATATTTAGCTACCCCTTTTTTTGTCATTCCAGCACCAGACTTGGTAGGACGTTTACCTCCTCCTCCAATAGTAATACCTTTCATATTACTCTTTTTTCTTTTTGCTGCCATAAGTGTATCTATATTTTTCTTTTAAGTATTCTGAAGTATCTTTCCAATAACCATTAAATATTTTATAATCTTTTCTTTGAGGTTGTATCTGTGTTGTATCTACTAAACTATAGTTATCTTTTTTATTGTCTACAGATTTATTATATCTTTTTATAAACTCTTTCTTAGATACAACCTCTTCTACTTTATTAGTATATATTTCTATTATTTCCATTAATACATTTTCTTAGAATATTTAGCTTTACCAAACCCTCTCATAGCTTTACCTACACCACGAACAGGCCCACCTATATTTCTTTTAACTATCCCACCAGATTTTTTTCTACGAGTTAATCCTCTTTGTTTATTTAAGTAGTCTCTTAAACTTAATCCAGATTTAGCTAGTTCTTCTTTTGTAACAGCAGCTAATTTTTTACCTCTTTTATCTCTAAAAGTTTTTTTACCCATTTTTTTAGCTTTAGCTATAGTTCTAGGTTCTCCTCCTGATAGTATATCTGCTGATTTAGTTTTTTTATTTTTTGATAAAAGTTTAGTAGCTTCTTCTTTTTGTCTATTTTTAGCAGTTATTAAATTTTTAGAAAGTGATCTTTTATTTACTATAGCAGGATCTTTCTTTTTAATTGGAGCTTTTTTCTTAACTATAGCAGGAGCTTTCTTTTTAGATGTATCATTAATAGGTTCTTCGGCTAACTCATCTTTTCTTATTAAACCCATTCCTTTCATATATACATAATTATCCCTTTCACTAGGAGGAATATCATCAAAACTTTGAAGACTATCAGGACGATCTGATCCTGCACCAGCAGGTGAAGAATCAAAGTAGGCTAGTGCTGCTGCTGCAAAAGGATTAGTAAGTAAAAATTTACTGGGAGATTTTATTAAAGATTTAAAATAGTCAGCCATTACTTAATTCTTTTTATAAAGAGAAGCTATAAGTTCATTTCCTACTCCACCACCATTAGCCATTCTAATAGTAGACTTTATTCTAGATGGATTTGTAACTTTACCTACTTGCATACCTCCTCTACGTTTAACAACTCCACCATACTTACGTTTAACTTGTCCACCAGCTTTTTTACCTTTTGCTCCTCTTTCATCCATAACTTTTTGATAGTCTTGTTGATCTTGATAAGAAAAACCAGCATCAGCACCTTCTCTCATTTCCATCAATTCACTTTCAAAAGCAGAATCAATTTGTTTATCAGATTTAAAAGCATCTTTACCACCTCTTCCTTTGATAAATTTAGCTCTTAGTTTATCTTCAAAACTAAGTTTTTTAGGTTTATCATTTTCACCTAGTGTATCTTCTTCTGTTTTTGTAAAACTTGCACCAGCATAATCTGGTTTAGGTGGTTTAGCAGTAGTAGTTGGTTTAGGTGGTTTAGAAGCAGTGCCAGCTTGTGTTGGTTTTGGTTTATCACCAGAACCAGATGTAAGATAGTACGTTCCTGCACTAGCAGCAGCACCTACAGCAATTAATCTTCCAGTAGGAGATTTAATAAACTTTTTACCTCCCTGACTTACAACAGTACCTACCTTCTTTCCACCTCTCATTACAGTTTTACCTACGTCAACTGCTCTATTTAAAGCAGTCCTACCTTTTTTAAGATCACCTACTTTCTTATTCACCACACCTCCAAAAGTTTGTGTAGAAAAAATTTCTTCTTCAGATTTTTTTGTACTATCTTTTTTTGTACTATCTGCTCTAGTTTTTTTTGTACTATCTGCTCTAGTTTTTTTTGTACCACCTCCTACATTCCTTGCTTTTGATGGAGTCATCCTCTTAATTTCATTTGTTTTTGCTGCTTTTAACAGTTGACTTTCAGTAGCAGTTTTAAATTTTACTCCTTGATTTTTTAAAATATTTAATGTAGGTTTTGAAACCTCATATATAAGTTTACCCATTTTAATATAAAAAGACATATCAACCTCCTATAGAAACTTTAAATGATTTACCTTGTTGATAATCTTCATCAACTACTACGTCTTGAGGTTTACCTACAACGGATGGTCCTTTACGTGCAGCACCAAATCCTTGTCCAGTAGGCTTACCTACTATCTCATCCAATTTAGCTGGACGTTCTAGTCTTGTATGTGGACCTAATCCCATTTTAACTTCTCCTCTTTCTTCCTTTTGATGCCATAGCAGACATCTTTTTATTTCCATATTTCTTACGGCCTATATAAGCAGCAAGAGCTTTAGGATCTTTAGCTCCCTTCTTTTTTAATTTAGAAGTAAGCTGTTTAAATCTTTTACCTGAACCTAACTTAGGTTTCTTTTTTTTATTTCCAGTCTTCATAATCTGTTCTTTAG